GGATAACCCTGCTTTTACGGATGACGATAAAAAATATTACCGCAATCTGGAGATATACAACCCCAAGGCGGCAGAGGTCATCGTACATGGAGAATGGGGGTCATCGCAGGGTCAAATCTATGAGAATTGGACGGTAGAGAGTTTCAATCCAGAAGAGATTGCTCATCGCCCGGGGATTGCGAAGGCAGTGGGACTGGATTTCGGGTATTCCGTCTCATATAATGCGTTATCCGTTGCATATGTGGATGTGAAGAACCATGAGATGTGGATCATAGATGAGATGTATCAGAAGGGCATGACCAACGCAGATATAGCAAAGAAGATCACGGAGATGGGGTATGCCTTCGACCGTATCGTTGCGGATTGTGCAGAGCCCAAGTCCATCTACGAGTTGAGGAACGGATTGATCGTGAATGAGGGCGGCAATTACAAGAGGTATGCGCTGCCCAATCTCGAGGCGGCCCTAAAGGGAAAGGACTCGGTTGTGAATGCGATTCAGAGGATCCAGACCTACAATATCCACGTTCATCCAAAGTGCCAGTATCACATAATGGAATTCTCCTCATATTCCTGGGAAATCGATAAGGATGGACAGTTCACAGGGAAGCCCGAGAAGGAGCACGACCACCTGATGGATGCGTTGCATTATGGTACGGACCGGTTCCTCAGGGCGGGCAAAGGCCGTGTCGCGGTCGCTAAAGGTATGGATGAGATACCTAAAGGAAGGCTTGTAGCAGCAATCGATACAAGCGTATCATCAGAGTACAGGTGTCGCAGGGTATTTGCGACCCATGAGTAAATATAAAAAAAGTCAGGACTATATAAACGGTGATCACATGCCATCAGTAACGCTTCCACCCCTCATCGGGAGGCCGATTCAGACAACCGCAAAGGTATTTTCAGCCACTCCTAAAGGTTTAGACCCGCTTATGCGGACATATTACGATTCATATCCCGAGGAAATTCCCCCTGCGGATGCGCAGACGCACGCCTCCAGATTTGCGGTAGGAAATACGGAGAGACCGACCGATATAAACTTCCGCGTGACCAAGACGAATAACTGGTGGTTCATGTATGCAAGAATGTACCAGTATCGTCAGGAAGTATCGATACTTTCTACACTTATCTCCCGTTCAGTCACTGAGCTTTTGCGTTATGACCTCAAATTCGAGCCGAAATTTGCTAAGAAATGCACGAAATGCGGGTATGAGACGCGTACAATGACAAGTGTATGTCCAGAGTGCGGGTCGACCGAGTTAAGGCGTCCGGATAAGAGCCAGCTGGAGTATTTTAAGAGACCGAATGGCAAATCCTTCCTTGATGAAGCGAATGACAGCGGACAGACACTGAAAGAGGTCATAAGGTCATATGCAGAGATGCAATATCTCTGCAATCAGGGGTATCTGCTCTGTATCGCGAGGGATATCTTCGACCCGTTGACAGGAAAGATACACACCATCGACCTGGGTGAGGGGAAGAAGGAGGAAGAGGTGTTCCCTGTCGAGTTCATCTCCCTGGATCCCATCAAGGTCCAGCAGCTCTTTGATGATTCGGGTACGCCCGGTCGTGAATACGGATTCATTCTGGCAGACAGGCATACGCCGTATAGCATTTCAGACGACATCGACAAGATCAACCAGCTGACCGAGAAGGGTATCGAGATATACCCTGCAGCGTATAAGGTCGGAGACAATCTCGGTGCAAGCGGGCAGTCCTGGTATTACATGCAGCATGAGATCTATCAGGACCATTGGTTCAGACCCGCACTCACCTACGGTATGCCGATATGGTATGACATAGAGGATGACCTGCAGGCTTGGCACTTCATCGAGAAGTCGGAACTGAAGAAGAGGAAGTTCGGATATGTCCGTAAGATCGTCATCCTTCCCGGATTCAATGATGAGGACGCCATTGAGGTGGCAAGAGGTATCACGGACACCCTTGCGACCAATGACAATTCTATCCCGATTGTATGCACACCTCCGCAACTGCAAGGGGTTGCAGAGATGCGCGCCCAGGTACTCGACCTGATGTCCGATGCTACATCGGATATGCTCGCATCCAAGGACGATATCCGTAACAGGCTCTGTGCGCACATCGGAGTACCCAACCTGTTCGCAGGCGATGTCGAGGCCTCGGGCGGTATGAACAACGAGAGTCAGCAGATCACGGTCTATGACCGTTATCTGATGCACCCCATGTCCTGTATCGACAGGGCATGTGACTGGATCGTGTCATGGTGGGCCGGGAAGATCACTGACTGGGATCTCCGTCTTGACAGGCCTACCAAGGCGATGGCCGATGCCAAGAAGAGGATGGACAAGATCGATGAGATGCTGAAGATGATCCAGGGCGGTTATGAAGCGGAGTATGTGGACGGAGAGTTCTACTACTCCAGAGAGCCCGTCCAGCAGGTCGACCGCAGGATGCAGATGCAGCAGATGATGATGCAGCAGCAGGCCGAGGCGATGGGAAGGATGCCCGGGGACGGGTCAGAAGGTCCGCCCGAGAAAGGAACTGCCAGAAGGGATGACCCAGACGTGGACGCATCCAAGGATGAGGTCGAGGACTCCATGAGGGAGATGGCGGCATGACCGACGAGTCCGGATTTGAGCTGAAGATCACCAATATGTCAAAGATCGAGAAAGCGATAATCGCAAACGGATCCAATAGGGCAGAAGTGAAGCTGAATCAGGACAGATTGGATGGAAATGAGCACAATCTGCGGTATCGCACAGGGTGGGACTTCAATGACGCCTGCGAGACCTCGCTGACTGACGAGAAGATCAACATCGTGATCGATTCCAAGGCGGGCATCGGCTTAGACTGGGAGGAAGTGACCAGGGAGCTGGCAAACGAGGTCGTGAGGGAATACGTACAGAATATCCTCGCGGATAAGAAGATTCAACCCCTCTATAGGGGGAAAGCAAAGGACATTATCGAGGTCAGGGAGTATAAGGCATGAAGCGTATAGACATTCAGATATGGAAGTATCTTATGGATGACCGCGGGGAGTATGTCTCCTCGATAGATATGTGCAGAGAACTGGGTCTTAGCAGGAGACAGCTTCTGACGCGTATCACCAAACTCCGTTATCCCCACGTGGTGAAGGATGCGGATGCGGAGGAGCGTATGGCCTATTTCAAACTGGACTGTGATGCCGCAGAGGCCCAGATGTGCACTATCCGGCTATTGTCCCAGTATTACAATTGTCCGCAGACTTCGATAAATACCCTGATCAATGCCGTGCCTACAGACCACAGTATCACGCTTGATGAGATTGATACTATGGGCAATGATTTTTCAATGAAGGACCTGATAAACATCATGAGTATGGTGCCGTGCATAGAGGTCACCAAGACATGGTCGAAGAATCGCTATAGGAGGTTGGAGGATGTATAATTCCATCTTTGAGTTACCTACGCAGGTTTTGGCGTCCCTAAATGAGGAGGACTGCAAGGTCTGGATGGACGCATACAATAAAGTAGACCCTAAGACCGAGGATGAGGCGAAGGAGGCTAAGAAAGAGGCGTGGAGGGCATGCCGTGAGCTCCCATCATCCTTCAGCTTTGAGATAATCGCCTCTGCCGACTCGATAGACAAGGCGAAGGACATCATCGATCTGGACACTGTCAAGGAGCACATGGATTCATTCATAGATTACGGCGGAAATGTGCAGAATGACCATCACAACTACAATGTAGGGGTCATCTGGGACTGGAAGCCTGCTAAGAATGATGACGGAGTGGATGCTATCATGGCATATGGTAACCTCTTCGGCGGAGACCTTGTTTATGACAACATGCGTAAGAACTTCGTCAACGGGATGAACAACCTCTCTATTGCAGGAGAGGCCGCACCTGGGAAGTACCAGTGTGATGAGCGCGGATGCTATACCCGCAGGGATGTGGCACAATTGATGGAGATCTCGATCTGCAGCAATCCTATGAACCCTTATTGTACCATGCAGTGGTACAACGACAAGGCATCCATCACCAAGTCCGAGTCTGTTCTCAATCTGGGTATAGATTCCTACCAGATTCATAGAGATATCACGACATGCCCGTACCTTTCTCTGAAGAAGTCCTTGGAAGCGATAGGATACACGGATTGCCACGCCCGTGCGGATGGGGTCCACGTCCCTATGTCCACCGAGTCCTTCCAGCGTAATCATAGTAAGATGGTAGAGAATGGTCTGTGTGCGGATTATGATGCAGACACCGGTACGGCAAGGATATGCAGGCGCCCCCAATATCTTGAGAAGGTGTTCAAGTTCTGTCATACCAACGGGTTCTGTAAGGACGATGGGTCCCTGACTCAAGCCGTTCCAAGGCCGCTTTTCACCAATCTGTATTATAATAGGTTGATTGAGGATTCGGGTGACGGAGCATATCGTTTCCTTAAGAACTGACCCCTAAACTGCTTTCCCTTTTTATATTCATAAGATAATAATCGGTTTGGTAATTACCATGACCAACGAAGATACTGCGTGGGAGCAGTTCTCCAAGGCAGACGGTGCCAATATCGGCGATGCGTCTGCTGTAGGAATGCTCCAAGCTATTTTGGCAGAGATCAACTCTGTCAAGGCCGATACGGCAAGGCTTACACAGAAGATCGAGGGTGGGGCAGGAGGTGCGGCGCCTCCGATGGACGGAGGAATGCCCCCTGGAATGCCTCCTGAGGCAGGAGGAGCACCCCCGATGGATGGAGGGATGCCTCCAATGGAGGGTGAGGGCGTACCACCTGGACCGGAGGGAGCACCGATGGATGAGGGTATGGGAGCCGAACCTCCGATGCCCCCGATGCCCGAAGCGCCAGCCGCTATGCCTCCCGCGGCACCTCCTATGCCTGGACTGTTCGCGGATGAGAATGTCGCGGGCGGAGGAGATGAGACGCTGGCGGCACTTCAGGATGCACTTGTGCAGGTAGGCGATCCTAAAGCAATCATGAAGCTTGCAGACATCATAAAGGAGTATGTGGAGGAGAACTACCCTGTAGAAGATGCCGCCGCTCCTGTTCCAGATGAGGAAATCCCTCCGGAAGCAATTGTCGAGGCACTTGCAGGAGAGGGAGAGGGTGACCCTCTTGCAGATGAACTGCTCGCAACGGAGGGAGATATGGACGCAGTCGGCGAAGAGGAGGTATCTCCAGAGGTGCTTCTTGACGCTCTGACAAGGTCCGAGGCCACCGAGATTGAGAAATGTGACAAAGGCGATGCAAATGAGAACTTTGCGGAGGGAGAAGGGGCCGCCGCAGAGGAACCAGGTGCAAACGACCCCACCGTCCCCGTCTCTGCCAGTGCAGAGGAAGAGATGAAACCTGACATCCAGATTAATCTGTTCCTCGGGGCAAAGATGGATGATATCATCACGGATAATAAGGAGAAAGGTCTCACGGAGGACAAGGACATCGACACCGAGTCCTTCAAGGTCTGCGACAACCCCATCAAGAAGTCCATCGATGACCTTATGAATGAGAGGATGAGAACCCAGTCCGGAATCGATGGAAAGAGGTACAAGATTTCCAAGTCTGCTACCGAGATGGCGAGGGATCAGTTCCAGACCATCCAGAAGTCGATCGGGTCCTTCGATGCGGTCAAGAACATGCGTGTAGGAGACGTCCTTTCGACGATGTGGGCCCTTCAGAAGCGTGGCGCTACCTCTATCGAGAAGTCATATGAGCCTGTTATCGATGAGATTGTCAAATATTGCGACAATAATGTAGGCGCACAGTATACTGAGCCGCTCTTCAAGTCATTCGGCATAGACATAGGCAAGATCTATGAGCCGATCGATACCGAGCCTTTTGAGAGAGTCCTGTCTCTGGGCGATGTCGAAAAGGAGAAGATCAAGCAAAGGGCATCAGCAGATAAGGACAGGATGGCGGCTAAGGGTGTAGCAGATGATGCAACTCAAACGAGAGTCAATAACCTCAAGGGCATAATCCCTCACTTCTTTGCATATCAGAATGAGGCAGCTAAGAGAGGAGAGGAGATGGAACAGTGGCAGATTCTTGCACGGCTTGCAGACCTGTATGATATGGATAAGGGGAGCTATGCGTCAAGAGACGATATCAGAAATTTCCTGAAGGCATACGGTCTTGATGATGCAACGCTGGATTCCGCTGGCGTGTTAGGTACCAGAGCGAACCCAATAACCGATTCAGAGACCATCTTAAGGAATGTAGCACCTCTGCTCTTTGCAAGACGGATAGGTGTCAACCCCGGTGACGCTGGGTTTGATAGTGCATTGGATGCGTATGACAAGCTCATAAAATATGAACCGACCGCCAGGATGATAGACTGGATGCCTTACGGAGATAAGCTGGATGACCTTTTCAACGAGATTCAGAGAGATGAAAAGCTGCGTCTTATTGCGGGGGCACTGTCAGAGAAGACCGGTATCAACATCCCATCGACTCTCCAGATGGCATCCACGGGCAATATGTATGGAGATGCAAACCCCTACCTTCAGCATGAGTTTGCGAGACAGTTAGTCAAGGCGAAGAAGTTCCTTATGGATCCCACCACGCAGGCATTCAAGATCGGTAGGAAGACCTATGATCCTCAGAAGATAATGGCGGACCAATATATTCCGGAGTATACGGAGGGTGAGTCGCTGAATATGCCAAAGGATATATTCACCGGTACCTTCTCCTCATACTATTCGCCTGCATTCAAGTTAGGTGATGACTTCTACGCTATGAATAAGACAGGTCTTCCGTATCTGAGGAACCATCTGCAGGGGGCAATCCCTAACTTTGCGGGATCCAAGATGGATACCACACTTGCCGCTTGGGAGAAGGCAGCCTCCGCAGACAAGCTCGATTTCGATGCGATCGATAAGGCTAAGGAGAACTTCATGGGATCATTCAAGAACAATGCCGCACTCAGTGCGCAAATGGCTGATATCTTTGGAGCGGATGGCGCGGGATACCAGGATGTGGTCCTCGCCACCAGTCCGATCCGCGGACTGATCACAGGCGGGGGCAATAAACCCTATGGTTTCGTCCCCGAATTCAGTGATATGCTTGATAAATGGTATAAGGCCAATGTAATGAAGGGATATGATACCTCGCAAAAGACAGTTGAGGAGTTGCTCAATGATGCTGAGGATATCACTTCGGCTGCAAGCAACATCATGACCGGCGCAAGCATAGATCCCAGAACAAGGGCTTCAAAGGCGATTGGGGGTGACGCTTCGATGATAACCCACAACTACGGCAACGCGTACAAGGGTAAGAAATACAAGCTGACATCCGCGCTTACGAACGCAGATAGAGCAGCAGCTCTTGCCGGGTATGATACGACGAATCTGGACAATGCAACGACTAAGGAGGATAGGAGCACGGAGTACGGCAATATGATTGACGCAATCAAGGCTCCTAAGAAGCCATGATCGCTCGCGGACATCACATAGAATCGCTCAACGAGTCCTTCGCGATATGCAAGTCGGAGGGGGGGGTCCCGGTGCTTCACCAGGACTCCCCTTACCGTGCAAGCGCGGGGCTGGACAACACAGAGGAGATAAGGAAGGCACTCTCTTCCCCCGGCTTCACGGCCGACATCGACTCTGCGATGGCCAAGCGTCAGGAGGGCCGCTGACCCCAATTAGGGCGGTTTCCCGCCCTTACCTTTTTAAATCCCTATATAGATAAAAAGTCAAGTCAAGGTGTACAACTATGGCAGGAACAGGACAGTTTCAGAGAAGGAGTGATGGAAAGATCACTACCACTTATGAGCCGACCTCTGAGGGTTGCAGTCAGCTGATCAATGATTTCTACGACGGCGGCTACGGTGCCTTCTACGGCTCTTTCGCTAGGTCTGCAGGCGCCCCCGTCTTTGACGGCGGTCTCAATAACACCGGATACTCCGGAGGTTTCTTCAACCCCAAGTTCGGAATGGATGTTACCGCAGCGATGTTCACATCTAAAGCGGTCTCCTCGTGCCTTTCCAAGAGGGCATACGACTGGGAGGGAATGAGGCTCGTTACCGAGTATGCGTCATACGGACTCGCAGAGGAGTTCCTCATGGGACCCAACAATTCCAGGGTATTTGACAGCACTGCATACCCCGACGGAACCTTCATGGGACTCGGTGCAGCCACCGTGCCCGATGGACAGATTCCCAACTCTGTGAAGACGGACTACGACATGATCAGGGTCCCCTACAAGGAGCTCCCTCTGCCCTACGACTACGGTCTCGGACTGAAGGCCCTTGAGGGTAAGGATGATACCGCTTCCTACAAGCAGTACATCGACCTGATTGGAAAGAACTACGCAGATCTCACCGACAAGACCATCCTCAGGCCCATCGCCTTCGCGAACAGGGCGGACAAGAGGACCCAGCCCATGTATCAGGGTCAGGAGACCTCGCTCAACGGACTCGCAAGGATCTTTGCGAGCGGTACTGAGGTCGCATCCGGAGACAACCTCAACAACTACCTCCCCTGGGGAGGTCTTGAGGGAGACATGGCCGGAGGATACCAGGGTCAGATGAACAGCGGACAGGGAAGGAAGCTCGGATTCGCGGATAATGATATCGATTCCAATGGAGTTTGGACCGGAACCAACACCCATGTCAGGAACAACTACGACGCACAGGTCGAGGACGCAGAGGGCTCTGTGCCTTCTCTCGGAATGTTCGACAATCTGTACATGAACTGCCTGACCAACTGGGAGGGTGACTACACTGACAAGCTGTGGGTCATGTCTCCGCTCATGTGGAACAAGCTCAACCAGCTGTGCAAGGCCAACAACATCTATGTTGACTCCATGTACACGACCATGTCCATCGGCGGAATGAAGACCAACGAGGGACGCGATGTCGGTATGGCACTCAGCTCCTACATGAACCTCCCGATCATGATGTCCGGAAACCTCACCTACAACTACACTGGAAAGACTGTTGACACTGCAGTCTACGGTGACGCATTCCTTCTGGACCTCAAGCATGTCTGGATGTGCATGACCTCGCCTGTTGAGGTGTGGACCATCGAGAACCCTGCAATCACCAGGGACCTCAAGGAGCACACCATCACCCACATGAGGGCAGAGCTCAGGGCTGACAAGTTCATCAGCTCCGGACGCCTGAAGAATGTGGGAGCATCCGCCTGATCCTGAGGGCCTTCGGGCCCTCTAACCTTTAGGAGGAATAAAGATGGCAGTTACTATCGGAAAACTCACTGTGTCCGTTGATGGAGCGGAGTACACCGGAACTGTTGCCACGAACGCCACCTCCATTCCTGTTGCGTATTCCGCAAAGGGAAAGAGCGTGACCGTCACTGGATATGAGCTGGCAGAGGGCAGTGATGAGTTTGCGGCTGAGGTCACAATTACCGCAGCCAGCGCCATCGTTGCACCCACTACTCAAGCAGTGAACGTATCGATCTCTGATGGGACTACGACCAAGACCGTCGCACTCACTATCACTCTGAGTGCGGGAGAAGGGGTGCCTGAGCTCCTCAATTTTGCGGGTTGGTTCAAGTTCAGGAGAATCCCCATGAATCTGGCATATACTGCTAGTCAGGGGGGCGTCGTGCTGAGAGACATCTCTAACCCCAGGGTCACCCCCATCAAGGAGGTTCTGGGGGTACAGTCCGAGAAGGTCGTGGCGTATACTTTCGACCCCAAGACTCAGAAGCTTAAGCTCTGTTCGACCAATGCGGCGGAAGTCAGCACTGGTAATGTTGAGCTTGTGCTCCTGGTGCTCGAGCAGTAAATCTCTTAGGCCCTTCGGGGCCCTAACCTATTAATTATTTTGAAAATAATTTCTGAAAAAATTATTTTGAAAAAAAAATTTCCGCGCGATTTTGGAGGCCCGGCGACAACCGCCCCCCGTTGCCCACACTGCGGATTACTGGAGAGCGATAGATCCCCAGAATGCATCGTGTCCATACAGTCTCCCGACAGCGATCAGTTTATCACCATCGCGGATCTTCCTGTTACGCATGGGCATATACATACGGGCTATGACGACCTCATC